ATCAGCAGGATATATTACATTCGCAGCAGCATAATAAGGAGTAGCTTATGAGTTGGGAAAAAGTAATAGTCAAGATAGGCAACCAAGATATTCATGCTATGTATAATGGCGAAATATTGCAGATGCCAAATGCAGACATTAAAGAAACAATTAAAGTAAATGGTAAGGAGATGCAAGTCGTATCTTCTATAGTAGATCACAGAGACAATGTTATAAAAATAAAACTTGCAAAAGCAAGTCAACCGAAAGGAGAAAAGTCAGATGGCAAATCCACTAAAGGGTGAAATAGAAGTAACTATAGGTTCAGAGACTTATAAATGCAGATTAACAATTGATGCATTAGTAAGAATAGAAGATGAACTTGATACTGGTATACTTCAATTAGCTACAGAAATATCTGAAGCTAAAGTTCGCATCCGAACATTAATAGTAGTATTACGCCATGCATTAAGAGGTGGTGGTAACGATTTTGATGATAAAAAAGTAGGCTCTATTATTACAAGTGCAGGAATAGTAGTAGCATCAACCGAAGTAGCTAAACTCTTAGTTGCTACATTAACCGATAATGACTCAGAAGAGGAAGTAGATAAAAAAAAAGTAGAAGCGTGAATACTCAACCAATACAATGGTCAGACTTTTATAAGATTTGTGTTGGTATGATGAATATGCGTCCTGATGACTTTTGGAATATATCTCCTCGTGAAATGTATTTAGCTTTAAACGGTTTTAAGAAGTTTAACAGTACAGAGGAAAAAGAAGCTCCTATGGATAGTGAAAGACTACAAGAAATGATGGAGTTATATCCTGATGAGTAAACCAATAGATGAACTTGTAATTCAGATTAGAGCTGATACTAGACAGCTACAAAAAGAATTAAAAGACATTCAAGGCAAGATAAAAACTACTGGTGTTGCAGGTGGTGCTGCTTTTGGTGCTATGGGTGGTGCTTCAGGTGTATTAGCAGGTAATTTTAAAAAATTAGCTGGAGGATTAGCCCTAGGTGCTGTGGTTGTAGGATTAGGTAAAGCTGCTACAGCTTCTGCAAGAGCAGGTATGGAGTTTGAAGATTTAAAAGATTCGCTTGATACAGTTTTTGGTTCTATAGAAGCAGGTGATAAACAGTTCAAAAGAATAATAGATTTCGCACAGACCACACCATTCCAAATAGACACAGTTACAAAAGCATTTATTGCTTTAGGTTCAGTTGGTATTGAGCCTACTAACAGAATGATGCAGGTTTTTGCAGACACTGCTTCTGTTGCAGTAGATCAGAAGGGTGCTTTTGAAGCACTAATCAGAGTGGTACAAAGAGCTGAAGCAGGTGCATTAGGTCTACAAGAATTAAATATGTTAGCCGACAGAGGTATTGATGTATTTAAAGGCTTAAAAGAAGAATTAGGATTATCAAGACTTGAACTCACTGATTTTGGTCAAACAGCAGGTGGTGCAAAGATTATTGTTGAATCATTAACAAATGTTTTAGAAAGACAGTTTGGTGGTGCAATGATAAGTAAAATGGATAACTTATCTGTTGCTGTATCTAATATGGGTATAGCATTTAAAAATCTAGGCAATGAAATATCAAAAACTGGCGTAGGAGATTTTTTTAAACTTATGGCAAATACAGCAGCACAAACTGCAAATAGTATAGCGATATCTTTAGCTGCTATGCGAGGTGAAGGTTTGGGCATAGTATTACAAGCTCCAACTATTACAACAGATATGGATTTTGACCAAAGACAACAAGAAAAAGCTGAAGCCGCAAAAGCTAACATGAAAGCGATTCTTGATAGAATGCAAGAATTATCTAATATGAAACCTGAACAAGGTTTTTTTGGAAAATTCATGGCTGCTATCAGCACACAAGATAATATGATGGGATTAGACCTTGCAGCGTTATCAAAGGGATTTTCTGAACAATTTGGTCAAGATGCAGGTGATATAGAATCTTTAATTAGTAACTTAAATAAAACATATCATGAACAAGTAATAGTATTAGGAAATGCGAGTAAAAGTAGAAAGACATTAACTAAAGAAGAAAAAGAAGCAATGCTTGTTGCAGGTAAAAATGTTCGTGTTTTTGGTTTATTGCAAAAATCTATAGAAGATGCAAAAGGTGATACTGAACTGTTTACACATGCACAAACACAATTAGGGGAAATATTTAAAGCAAACGAGTTATTTTTAAAGGCGAACTTTATTAAAACTCCTGCAGAATTAGGCGAAGCATTTAAAAAATTAGCTGATGAAGCAGGAAAACTTTCTACTGTTCTCACTGATGAATTACAAACAATTGTTACGCAAACAGCACACTCATTTTCAACAGACTTTGTTAATTCATTATTAGATGGAGAAAATGCATTAGAAAGTTTCAAAAATTTTGCACAAGATATGATTGCACAAATACTCGCAACATTTTTACAATTAAAAGTTATAAATCCTATTTTAAATGGCATATTCGGTGCAGGTAGTACTGGTGGTAGTGGTAGTGGTGGTGGTGGTGGTGGTGGACCTATACGTTCAGCAGGTGGTGGTACTATACAAGGAAATAGAGCTTCTATTGTAGGTGAAAGAGGTCCTGAAATATTTGTTCCTAACACTGGTGGAACTATCATGAATAACATGAATAGCAAAAAAGCTATGGGTGGTGGTGGAACAACAATAATCAATCAATCAATCAACTTTGCTACAGGCGTTGTACCTACTGTTAGAGCAGAAGTTATGAAAATGATGCCACAGATAGCTGATGTGACGAAAGGTGCTGTAGCAGAAGCTGCTATGCGTGGTGGTAACTATAGGAGACAATTACAAGGTGGCTAAACTAATAACAATGCCAAATACTCCTAATTTTGTGAATAGTAGTTTTTCATTAATTAGGACTGTAGGAACAACGGTTTCTCCTTTTACTGGAAAAACTAAAACACAAGAATATGATGGAGTTTACTGGAGTGCTGCAGTAAGTCTTCCACCTATGAGAAGAGATGTAGCATTAAATTGGCAAACATTTTTATTAGAACTTAACGGACCTGTTAATACTTTTAAATTTACTGACCCTGACGCTTTAACGAATAGAGGTACTTATGATGCTACTGCTTTAGCTTCACAAATAAGAGTAAATAACGCTTCTGTTACTTTATCTTTTAACACCAATGGAAGAATAACAGCCAACGCTTCTACTTTTGCCAACGCAATAGTAGGTGATTTTATAGTTGTTACTGGAGCAGTAAATGAAAACAATAATGGAACACACAAAATAACAACTAAAACTAGTAATACAGTTGTTGTTACAGATGGTGACTTTAGCACTGAAAACAATACATCAAGCTGTAAGGTCAGAACCAATGTTAAGGGTGCTACTGGATTATCGCTTGTAGCTTCTTCTAACTCTGCTACAGGAACTATAAGGAAAGGAGACTATCTAAGTATACAATCAGCAGCAAACTCAACAGGTACACCTGCTCAATTAGTTATGGTTACTGAAGACGCAACACTTACTACTACTAGTGGCACAGATAACTATTCAGTCAAAACACAACCTAAATTAAGATCAGACCTAGCAAGTGGACACTTTGTTGTTTTTGCTAATCCTAAAGGAAACTTCCGACTTACTACAAATGAGATAAGTTGGGGTGCTGATAATATCTCTAACTATGGAATAAGTTTTTCTTGTATTGAGGTAATCTAATATGGCTACAAGGCAAGGAATAGACTCATCTATAGTCAGTAGATTAGGTGCTGATGAACAGGCATTATTTGTAGGAGTAAAAGCACAATTTGATTCAGGAGTAATAAGATTATGGTCAGGAACAGATGACTTGACTATAAACTCAGAATCATACACTGGTGCAGGTGGTCTTTTAGCTATAAGTGGCGTAGAGGAAGGAACAGAAGTTAATTCTACAGGGGTTGTAGTAACACTAAGTGGAATGGATTCTACTGTGTTAAATTACGCTTTGTCAGAAAGCTATCAAAATAGAGTTATAACAATTTTCTTAGGGTATTTAATGGGTGGCACTAATGAGGTTGCAGGAACATTAACTATGTTCAAAGGAAGAATGACTACTTTATCCATTAATGATGACCCTGCAGGTTCAATAGTAAGTATAAGTGCAGAAAACAGATTGATTGATTTGGATAGACCTTGTAATTTTAGATACACAAAAGAATCACAAAACTTTTTACACTCAGGAGATACTGGGTTTAATAGAGTAGCGTCATTACAAGATAAAGAAATAAAATGGGGTCAACAAGGTTATGGGACAGGTGGTGGTGGAACTTCAAGAGATACTGGTAGTGACAAATACTACAGAGAAAGATAATGCGAAAAATAGTAGATTGGGAAATAGCATTTGATTCATTTATAGATAAAAACAAAAACAAACCTTTTAAATGGGGTACATGGGATTGTTGTCTTTTTAGTAACGCACTAATAAAAGATATAACAGGTGAGGATTTAATCCCAAAAACACTTAAATGGAAAGACGAAGAAAGTGCTATGAAGTCTATAAAAAAATATGGTGGAACTTTGCTACAGAGCATAGAGAAGGCTTGTAAAAGCAAAAAACTTACAGAGATTAACAAAAACTACATGACTAAAGGCGATCTAGTAGTCTATAAAGAAGTTTCAGAGTTAGTAGGAATATCAGATGGAATGAATATTTTAACTCCTACAGATGACTGTATAGGCGTTAAATCTGATGTAGATATATTAAAAGTGTGGAGTATCAATGGCTAAACAAATAAAAAACGCAGTAGTAGCAGCTCTTATAATATATATTGCTCTGACTACTGGTGTTGAGTTAGGATTTGTTCTTGCATCTTCAGTATCTGCTGGAGTTTGGACTACATTCGCAGTTACTCTTATTGGTGGTGTCATAGGAAAAATGACCTCTAAGGGAATAAATGCATCAGGTGCTAATTTTGATTCCAAGTTTACTTCAAGAGCTGCAATAGAACCTAGAAAATTAATTTATGGTCAATGTCGTGTAGGTGGAACTTTTGTTCACATGGAAACATCAGGTGTAGATAATTTCCTATTACACACAGTTGTAGCTATAGCAGGTCATGAAATAGAGGATTTATTAAGTATAAGATTAAATGATAAAAATTTGAGTGTTTCTTCAAGCACAATAAGTGGTTCTACTGTTTACACATGTACTGATGCTGATTACACAAATACTGAAAACGAAAATGATTTTGGAAGTGGTAGATTATTAAGATATTCATTTCAAGACGGAAGCCAAACTGCTGTTGATGGTTTTATGAATGCACAATTAAACTCAATGGGAACTAGTGATAAGTTCTTAGGTGTTGCTTATGTATATATACAAATGGTATTTGACGCAGAAAAATTTGGTGGTGGATTACCTACACTTTCGTTTAATGTAAAAGGAAAAAAATGCTTTGACCCTAGAAATAATTCAACTTCTTTTACTAACAACCCTGCTTTACATATAAGAGATTTTCTAAGTAATACGCAATACGGTTTAAAAGCAAAAAATGCAGAGTTAAATGATACAACTAACGCAGGTGGCTTTTCATCAGCAGCTAATATTTGTGATCAGAATGTAACTCTTGCTGATAATTCAACAACAGAAAAAAGATATACAGCCAATGGATTTTCAAATTTTAGTGCTACAGGTTCAGGAATAATAGAAGGATTATTAAGTTCTATGGCAGGTAAACTTTCTTATGTTAATGGTCAATTTTGTGTTTTTGCAGGAGCATCACAGACTCCTTCTTTGACTATTATTGATGATGAATTACTAGCACCTATAAATATTTCTACAAATCCCAACGCTGGTAATTTATTTAATTCAATTAAGCCTATCTATGTAGATGCTTCAGAAGACTTTACAGCAGCAGATGCTGAAGTATATCAAGACTCTACATTCTTAAATGCTGATACGCCTTCAGGAGAATCCACAGCCAATTATGTAAAACAGATGGAAACACAATTACCATTTACTGTTACAGACACTATGGCACAGAGATTAGCTAGGATTGCGTTAAAAAGTCAAAGGCAAACTACATCTTTAAGCGTAATGGTAAGTTTAAAATTTATGAGATGTCAGCCTAATGACTGGGTATACATGAATAACGAAAGACTAGGATATACTCAAAAAGTATTTGAAGTTATAGCTGTAAGTTTAGAATTAATAGAAAGTGAACAAGTTCCTATTATGGCTGTTAAATTAGACTTGAAAGAAGTATCAGGCTCAGTATTCAACTTTGCAACAAGTGACTACACGACTGGTCAGTCAGAAGGCTCTGATGTGACTATAGGTAGTTATGCTGTTACAGCTCCTAGTAACCTTGCTTTAGCTCAACAAACTAATAAAGAAGGCGTGACAACTAAAGTAGACATCAAGGCATCATGGACTAATAACTCTAGCGATAAAGTTACACTTACTGAGGTGGCTTATAAGCTAAGTACAGATAGTGCATTTACCTCAGACTTCACTGTCGGTAAAG